GTGTATTCTAAATAAGCAGCATACTGATCATCAGAATACTCATCCATTGTCTCTAGTGCTTCTATTTCTTTAGCCATATTAATCTCCGTATTGGTGTTGTTTAATTTTAATATCTAACTCTAACTCATGTGCCTCGTTAGCATCCATAATTTCTTCTAACATTGGAATAAATTTTTTATGGTGCAATCCTTCACTTGAATTTAAAGTTACTTTAGTAACATCATTTATATATTTTTCTTTTTTACTATTATACTCTTGGCCTGTTATTTTTATATTATATTTATCTATGTACATTATTATACCTCCTTCATATTTAACCAATCATACCCTATTTTTAGTTCTGTGTCAAGGGGTACATTGAAGTTTATTTTGTAATACGATTTAAGTGCAGGTATTACATCTGCAGTGCCCTGTCTGAATATATTACTCATCACATCTTCTTCGCCAGGATAAACATCAGCTACAATAGAATCATGAACTGTGTTTACAAGTAAACTTTTTACTTTTTTTTCTCTCATTAACTTATATATATTTATACAAGCTAAAGGTACAATATCAGCTGTTGCAAAACCTTGTACAGGGTAGTTTTTTATTTGTGTTGCATAAGTAGATCCACCCCACGGTGTTCTCTCTGCATATGGAAATGAATATTCTCTACCAGTTGGCAATTTAATTTGTTTAAATCTGATTGCCTCACTTTGTAATTTTTCATGCCAAGTTTTTATATCTTTATATTTTTCTAAGAACTTAGTATAATATCTTTTTTCATCTTCTGTACCAGTTACACCACCATACAAAGGTTTAAATGTGTGTGCCTTTGCATCTTGTCGTGATACACCTATGATGTCTGCAGTGTATTGATGTACATCTATTTTATTTTCTATATCTCTCATACCTTGTTTATCTTGTGCTAAGTAAACTGCAGTTCTAAACTCTAGTTGTGCAAAGTCTATCTCCATCATCTTACCATCTTTAAATCTAGAATTAACTACCTTACGAATAGGAAATGTTTTACCTCTAGGTTGGTTTTGAAAGTTAGGATCACGACTAGATAATCTACCAGTTGCAGTTATAGCTTGCATAAATTTAGGATGCAAGAAACCTTTTTCATTTGTAAAATTTTTTAATCCCTCTACAAAAGTATTTAAATATGTATCAACTGCATTGTGTCTTACAATAGAATCTATAAACTCTTTAAACTCACCCTCTGCTTCTGCTGCTATCTTAGTTAGCGTTAGTTTGTCTGTTCTAAATCCAGACTCTGCTATGTCATAAACATTTCTAGGTCTTTGCCTAAATCCTGCAACCTTTGCAATAGCTGAGTATATGTAGCCATCACCATCACAATCTGGACATTTAGTATAATTTTTAAATGGGCTACCATCTTTTTTTATTTTTTTAATTACTCCTTTGCCATGACAAGTCATACATTGACTAGCTACAGTCTTATGTATTGTTTCAGTATTGTCTGATACTAAGTTTCTAAATTGCATTCTAGAATACTGAGGTCTTTTTTTATTTTTACCTGTGTTCTTATCTATACCTACATTAAATATCTTAGCCCATTCTTTTTTATCTTTTGGTTTTGCAGAATATATTAACCAAGATAATTGTTCTGGACTTGATAAATTAATTTTAGTATCTCCCATTTGTCTGTATACTATCTTATCTATCTTTTGTTTTAAATATGCAAACTCTGCCCTATATTCTTTTTCTACTTGTCCTAGTTCATTTAAATTTATATTGATACCATTTCTTTCCATATCAGATAACACAACTAAAAACTCATTCATCATCTTAACTGTCATGAGTAATCCCTTGTTTTTAGGTAGTCTAAAGTCTGCCATCTGAGAATCAAAGAGTCTCCTAGTTATCTGTACATCTATCTTACCATATTCTTCTACAACATCTGCAGGTATGTTCTCAAATGATACACCCCTATCCATAAACTCTTTTATTCTGTCATCTTTAGATCCTATTTTTCTTCTACGACAAGACATTTCTAATGTTAAACTTTTTCTTACACCTCTATTAAGTACATACTCACCCAACATAGTATCATATACTCTACCAGTATATTCAAGTCCAGACTCTAATAACCACATCAAATCAAATTTAATGTTATGCCCTACAAGTAAAGTTGTTTCAGATAGTACCTCTTGTATTCTAGCTTTACCACCCTTACTAATTCTTTCTGAATGTCCTGTAAAATAATACTCATCACCATAATTAGAATGTAATCCTACACTAACTAATACATTATCTGGGTGAAATGGTGACGGGTCATAGCCACCTGTTTCTGTTTTTTGCCACGATGTTTCTACATCTACTGTTGTTATCATATTTACCTTTCTATTTTAAATTCTAATCCTAATACTATACCTATATTGCCATCTGTTTCAAGTGCAGGTGATACAAACCAATTATTTTTTTTGTATCTAATCATAGGTACAATTTTATTATGACTATAACCTGTTACTAATCCTATTTCAAAGCCATTATGTTCCATACCTGTATAAAAACTAATATTATTTTCACTATTATAATATACTCCAGATATTAAATTATCTACTTGGCATCTTGCGTGTGGGTGATACTCATTATAATCTCCATGTAATCCCAGGTGCATTGATATAGCAAAAAATGTAGATAAACAATTCACTAAACTTCGTACCTACTAATTGATCTTCTAATTGTACAATTTGGTTCACCATGATATCCATTTATTTTATTTTTACTTACACATAATGTTCTTATTTTATTTTCTGTATCACTATTAGAGTTTCTACCTATACCAATAATTAAATCAGCTTCGGCTGCCTTACCTGTTTTAGAGTTTTCCATTTGATCAAATGAAATACTATTTCTATTATGTGCATCAGCAGATGCTTGTGAGATTGCAATCACTGCACAGTTTCTTCTCTTTGCTATCTCCCTTACACTTGTGTATATCTGTCTTAATTTTTCATCTGTTCTTGCATATGTACCTTTAACATTAACTTTATCTAATTGATCTATTACAATAATATCTGGTTTATGTTTCTCACAATGTGAATCTATATCATCCATTGACCAGTCTACTGTATCAAACATAGAAATATTATCTTTTATTTCGGACCATTTTTTCTGTGCCATTTCTTTATCTTGTATTACTTCTTCTCTAGTCATACCTGTATAACAAGATATCGCCCTCATCTGTGTTCTTATTGCAGGTTCTTCGTTTATAAATGCATGTATTTTTGCCCCTTGTTCGGCAAATCCACCTGGTGCTGTGCATAAGCTAACCCAAAATGCTGTCTTACCTGTCTCTGGTCTAGCAAATGCTATCATTAAATTACCACCACCAATACCCCCTACATTTTCTTTTAGTACAGGTATATTAAATTTCCATTTAGTTGTTACATCTAATAAACTTATAACTTCATCTATGCTACTTGTAACTGCAGGATTTTTTTCTTCATCTATACCAACCTTATGATTTTCTATCATAGATATTATTTCACTAAAGTTTGCATCTTTACCATTAAATATTTCTGTAGACTCTACTGCTATTCTTTGTGCTAAATCTCTATCGGATAATATTCTTATAATATCTTTTGCTATTTCTTTATTAGGTTCTTGTACTTCTTTTATATCTTCTACTAATTCACTAAACTTTTCTTTTGCTGCACGAGTTAATGTAGGGTTAAATCTAATAGCATGTAAAGAATACAAATCATCTATTTTTATATCTTCATCATATTCTTTATGTGCTTTCTGTATTGTTTCATACAGTGAACTTACATCACCTGCAAATACAGTTGGAGATAATATACCCTTATACTGTGTATAAAACTTTTTATTTAACAGAAGTCTTATCATTTGTTTTTCTATCATTTATCCTCTAACTTATCTAATACTTTTGCATTATGTAAATTTTTTAAACTGTGTAAATTATTTTCTAATATTGCGTTAGCATGTTTTAGTTTTTGTATCTTTGATGATGCTTGTTCTAATTTTAATTTTAGAAATTGTTTTTGTTTTTCTAGTCTATCTATTATTTCTTCGAGATCATTTGATCCCCTATCAAGATTTGTTGCCATAAAATATCTCCCTTATTTGTTCTGTGTTATAATATTTAAGATCATCTTCAAGTGGTTTTACAATTACATTTTCAAATCCAGATGATCTCAAATTTTTTGCCATGTCATACGACTTCGTTGTAGCGTCTCTGTCTAAACATATATATAATTTTTTATATGGGGTTAAGTGGCTCTTGTGTATTTCTTTTAATTTTGTACCCATAATTGCAATACCAGTCAGAACATTAGATACTGCACAAGCTGATGGGCAATCTTCTACAATTACTGAGTCATCACATTCACCACATCTAAATGGTACATCTTTATTACCATACATATACCATTTAGGAAACTCATTTTTGTTTAATGCTCTACCCACTGCACCAACTATCTTATGTGAGTATCTATTCTTAATTAAGAATACAACTCTATCCTGCACTATATCATATTTAAAATCTGCTCTACCCCAAGACCACGATTCCCAACAATTATTTTTGGATAGCCAACGCATAGCTTTTTCATTTGAATATATTGATTGAAAACTATCTGGTATTTCAAACTCCCTATCTTCTATGTGTAAATCTTTGTTACCATAAAAAACTTTTTCTACATACTGCATATTTTTTTCTCCTTGTTTTCTACCTTTAGCATTACATGACGCATGAAAGCAATACCAACTTAAATTATTTTCTGTAGTATCCACAGATAATGTATTTTTACCACTACAAAATGGGCAGTCCATTCTAATTGTAGTATCTGGTGGAATAAATAATCCTGTTATTACTGATAGTTGTTGTTTATAATTCAAATGTCTACTTCCTCGTATGTAAGTGTATATTTTTTATCACTAAAGAAATTACTTTTTTCTACTTTCATTAAATTATTATTTAAATAATAAGCTGTGTTACTCTCTATCTGCTCTATCGTTGGTTCGTTGTCTAGTGGTATTATTGCTGTTGCGTCTATTCCTAGTCCGTATATTCTTACTTTGTATTTTTTCATTGTCATCTTCCTTATCATAGTCTTGATCTTTTGTCAAGCGATTTTCTTTTTTTATTTTTTTATAATAGTTTGGGTGTTTCCATTCAAACATATCTACCATCTATTTCTGCAGTACAATCATTGCAACAAAAAAAAGACATACCATCATTGTATCTTATTTCTTGCATTGATATTGTTGATACATCTTTATCTTCATCATCTGTTGCTATAATTTTCCACTTACCATTTACTTGTTTATACTTTACATTTACCCAACTAGCACCATCAACATTAGGTAAGTATTCTAAGTTTTCACTTCCACATTCTGGACACTTCATAGTTTACCTTTTCTTTCTTTTCTAGATACATATGGTAGTTTAATTAATTTATTACTTATGTTACCTTTCTTACTTGTCCAGACAATCAACGCATTACTGTCTTGATCATTTGGTTTGCCATCATATTTTTTTATGGCTTTCTTTAAACTCATAGCTTCGATATGTTTCTTATCTCCACCAGTTCTTATGAATGTATATTGTTTCATTTTTTCTCCTTTGTATGGTTTATGGTATCATTGGCCCAGAGTAAGTCATTCTCTTGTATTTGATCAATAAATTTTATTACTTCTTTTAATTCATCTTTGTCGAGGACTGTAATTTTTTCTTTTATTTCTTTTTCTAGTTCTTTTATTGTCATCACTCCTCCTCTATATCAAAGTTAATTGCAGTCATACCACTTGTTGGGTGTTTTGACTGTGACCATTTAAAAGGACAGGTATCTAACCACTCATAAAAATCATCCCATCTTTTTTCTATTTCATTATCTATATCTATTTCTTCTTTTGTCATTACTCATCCTCTTTTTCATTATTAAAATTTACTAAAAGTTGAATACCATTTTCATCTGAATATAAAACTTCTATCTTATGTGTTGGGCAATCATTAACCCAATCTGCTATCTCTTTGTCATTTATTTCCATCAATGCTCCTTATAGCTTACTTGTTTAACTGAACGACTCCAACAGGCACGACAACTACCACACTCACCATCTTGTTTG